CATTTTAACAATACTTTCTTTATCTAAATTTTTACTGTATGCTGGATTTACTTCATTAATAAGTTTATTACCAACACAACCGTCTGAATACCAAAGTCCTTTATTATTCTTAAGTTTATTTTCATTAAATAACTGTAATTTAAAATTATCTTGAACATTAGGAGATGCTACTATGATTATTTTTGATTTACTATTAATTTGTTTATTATATTCTCTCATCTCTTCAGCAATACTAATTGCCGAACATGTTTTACCAGTTCCTAATCCATGATATAGTAAAATACTATTATATGGTGTTTGAAATGATAAAAAATTTCTTATGAACATTTGGTGAGGTGCTAATTCAAATTCAGAATTACATAATTTATTACTGTAATCTTCTAATTCTTCAACATTTTTTGATATATTAGTTGTATATTTATGTTCATTAAATTCCTTTTTTAAAGTTATTTTATTATTGAATTCCTCATCGTCATAATCAGGGTATAACATATTATATATATTTAATATATAATATATTTAAAACGATATTCTCATTATATTATTTCATGTGTGCTTAATAATAAATTTATTTTAATTATGACTTCTTTACGTTCAATATTATACTTTCTAATAGATTTAAGCGCATCATTACATGTTTTCCATTCTAATTTACTCACTTCTGATTTTTGATATTTATTATTTGAAATATCAAAGTTTAAATTATTGATACTTGCGATATAGTATGAATGTTTGTAGGATTTATAGTTTGAACCAATAAACGTTTCTTCAAATGGCACTAAATTATTAATTATTTTTATATTATCTTTTGAAATACCAGTTTCTTCTTGAAATTCTCTCAACGCACATTTAATATCAGTTTCCATATAATTTCTTCTACCTTTTGGAAAACCCCATTCAGGTTCACACCAATTAGTATTGCTTTCTTCTAGTAGTGTTTTTAAATTATAATATTTATTGTTAATAATTATTCCACTTTTAAGTATTCGTAATTTATCATAAGCAGAATTTTTTTCATTTTTATATTGATTATTAACATAGTCGCCCCAAAGTGTATTCCATAAAGAATTAAAATCTTTATTTAAAATATTGTATTTCTCTTCATTTGTCATTTCATTTAAAATATTTAACAAATGTGTTTTATTATTTAAATTATATTTTCCTCTCATGAAATCAACATAGCCCAAACTATCTTTGCGTCGAATCATTAGATATTTTATAGAGTCATTTACTTTATGAAAAACAATTAAACCTATACTTGTAATAGGTAATTTACATTGATGAAACAAATGACCTTTCATACCACAATTATTACAAAAATTGTTAACATTATTATTATTATACATCTTTATGTATTTTTAAAAATGTTTTTATATTATTTAAACATAATGGAATATAATCCGGAAATATGGGGTCCAAATTATTGGTTTGTTTTAAATACGATTGGTTTTACATATCCAGAACTACCTACTGATGGAGAGAAAAAACGATATTATAATTTTATTACATCATTGCCTTATTTTATACCAAATAAAGCAATATCTGAAAATTTTAGTGATTTATTAGACGACTATCCAGTTTCTTCTTATTTAACATCTAGAGAATCATTTTTAAAATGGATACATTTTATACATAATAAAATAAATGTTCAAATAGGTAAAGAAGAAATTTCATATTTAGAGTTTATAAATAATTATAATAATTTATATAAACCAAAAGAAATATTACACAAAGAGAGATTTAAACAAAAAGAGAAATATTTATATCTTAGTATTATTTCATTGTTAATAGGATTCATTTTATACAAAAATATATATACATCATAAATATATTCTATATATAATGTAATATGAAATTTGAATTTTTTTTAATTTTAATAACAGGATTTGTTGTAATGAACATTTATCACGATGGTAAATATCTAAAATTATTAACTACGTGGAAAAAATATTATAAAATGGCATTTGTCTGTTTTATGAGTTTTTCATTTTATCTTTTTATTAAAAAAGAACCAAAGAAAAATAAAAATTTTATGTCGCAATCAGCCGATTTTATTAAATATATGCCTTTAGACCGTAATACATCTCGTATGATTAATCCTATTGTAGACCTTACTAGAAACCGAGAATTTTTTGGTTCTGAATATATTACACCACAACAGAGAAGAATGATGAATAGTGGAGGCTCATCTATGCCAAATATGGATACATACAATAATTATAATAAAATGCCAAAGCGACATAAACGCTCAGTAAGTGAAACTAAAAAGAAATTTGTAGCAGCTGGTCAACATTGGAAATGTGGTCATTGTTCGAATGAATTATCAGCATGGTTTGAGGTTGACCATAAAGTTAAATTAGAAGATGGAGGAAGCAATCATGTTGATAATTTAGTTGCTTTATGTAGAGAATGTCATGGTAAAAAAACAGGTTTAGAAAATTTATAAAGATATATGTAATTTTATCTTTATAAATAATCTTAATGTAAATATAATATGGAAAATAAGAATTCAAATAGTATTTTTATTCAAAATACTAATAATAAACATAATTTTAAACAAAAACAACTGAATTATATTTTTATCACGATTAGTTTTGCTTATTTTTTAGTATTAAATTTTGCTTTTGATAAATTATTTTCATCATCTGAAGAAGCAAAATTAAAATATGCTAAAAATACGATTGAAAAAAATTATACATTTTTAAGACCTTTTCAAGTTTTATTGAAACGTATTAAAAATTATGCTATAGGATTTTCTACATTTTTGTTTTTTTTGGGATTCGTAATGTTTTTATACTTTAAATATAAATTAACTGATCAACGAAATAAAACAATTTATGGTTCACAAAAAGGTTCAATTCAAGAACATATTGATAGTATTTATAAAAAACTTAATTACAAACCTAATTTGTCAGATAATTTATTTAATTCATGGGTAATGATATTTTTAATATCTGTTACTATCGTATTTGTTATTAGTAATTTATTTGTTTATTTAATGAGATATGCGTTTACTATAACATCAATAACGGGAACATTTTTACTTGTTTTAAATATATTAATTATATTAATTGGCATTGGATTTTTATATAGTTTTGCTAAACAATCTGACACATTTAATAATGTAACAAAGTCAACAAAATTAATTATTTTTATAAAATTAATAGAATCAACTATTTTATATATTCCTTGTTTATTAAATGATTTAATACTAAAATACACTAATACAAAAAATAATACAAATGATTATGTATTTAAGATATTACTAATAGAACTATTTTTATTATTTACAACATTTATTGTTCCATTCATAGATAAATATATTTCAAATAATTTAGGAAATACTCTTGTTGATAAACCGATTTATTTAGATACAATGAGTAATTATGAAGTTAAAAAAAAATATAAATTAGATAGTAATAATAATATAATAATTAAGAGTCGTGAAGAAATATTAAAGGATAATTCTAGCGAAATATATGGAATAAGTGGAGAGAAATTTTATACCAAAAAATATAATAAAGATATAAATAGTTATGAGACTCAATATGTTTCTTATAAAAAATATGACCAAAACTTTTCAGTAGCATATTGGGTATATTTTGACCCAATAGAAACATCTTCAGGTAGCTCTAGAACTTATCAAACTATATTAAATGTATCAAACAACCCACATATACTATATAATTCATCTTCAAATAAAATGAAGTTTTCAATTGCTCAAAAATATAGTGATCAAAAAAATGGTGAAATAATAATAACCAATATACCTCAACAAAAATGGTTACATTTCGTTGTAAACTATACTAATGGAACAATGGACGTATTTATGAATGGTGAATTAATTGAAACTAAAAATAAAGTAATGTTAAATTATAATGAAAATGAAAGAGGACCAGATAATATTGTAGTAGGACAATCTCCCGGATTAAAGGGTAGAATAACAAGTGTTTCTTATTTTAATAATCCTTTAAGTAAGTCTGAAATTAATACATTATATGTTTTTAAAAAATCACAAACACCACCTACACCAGGAGGGTTTTTCTTAAATACAAGGTTAGTTTATAATCATTTAGTATCTGGTAAAAAATCCCAAAGTGGTGGGGGAGTAACGTTAGATGAGAATAATCCTGCTGTTTATATTTATGGAAAATTAAGTTATGCTATTACCTACTTTACTAAACCGTTGTTTAAATATTTAAATGACCCTGAATTAGCATTTAATGATACAAAAACTTTCTTAATTAATTTACCAGATAATACTTCCAAATTTATAAAAAGTAATATAGATTATATTGTTTTTGATTTTGATGATACAGTTGATGCTAGTGGTATTAAAATAAAAGAATATTCACCTGAATATTTAGCAGATTTAAAATCAAGACGTGTTGATATTAGTGATATAGATTTTAGTAAATATCAAATATGTGGAGACAGGTCATTGGCTAAAATATGGTTAAATGACCCTGACCAAAATATAGAATCAGTAGAAAGCCAAAAGAAAAAAATGTATTTTGAAGTAGGTGATGGTATGGTTCCACCACATTTAATTAATTATAGAACAAAAGATTATAGTGGTGAAAAATGTTTTACAGAATTTGATAATATTAATGAAAAAGAATATTGTGAAAATAATGACGGGATATACAGTGAAATGGAAGCAAAATGTTTCGGAATAACTAAACAAAAATGTGGATATGAAATATATAAAAAAGTAGGCAATAGTAATAATTACGTACTAAATGATAAAGGTGTTCCTGATATATGTAGTTGTGATGTCACACCCCCATCTGGTGGGTGGAGCACGGGTGCCGGGGGACCCAAGGAACCCAAAGCAGGCAATAATTGTGAAAGAGGAGGTGAAGCAAAAGGAACATATATAGACATATATGATCCAAGAAATGATACAGGAACTGATTCTACAAATAGAACACCATATTGTATAAATTTATATAAAGAATACCGACCTAACTTTTCTGAAGATAATTAATATTTAGCAAATACTATTTGTTATAGATAAAATATTTGTTAATAGTATATGGATCCTTCAAAATTTATTTATTTGATAATAATTTTAATAGTACTATATTATTTAATTTCATGGTACACGTCGACATCTACATCATTAAGTAAAAGAACATCAACCGATATACAAACAATTCAACCTGGAAAAAAAACCTATACTAGTGGTCATTCTTATGCTTATTCAATTTGGTTTAATATTACAGATTGGACACATCAGTTTGGTAATGATAAAATAATATTTATAAAA